TAATGTTTCCATCTTGTTTTTTTTAAAATAATGTTACTTTTCCTTTATCAATCTCTATAACCTTTTCTTCTATCGGAGTGTTCGTCACGGCTCTTGTCGCTAAAAGATTATGTAAATCCGTAATTTGGTCAGCACTAAACTTATCTAGCACCGCTCTTTCTTGCAATTGGTTAAAACTTCTCAACTGTGCATTCTCATCACTAGAGAATGTTACAAGTGAAATCTCTCCCAATTTTATTTCTTTTAAAATATAAGCATCGTTTGTAGCATCATACTCTGTTTGCGACCAAATGTAGTTAAAGCCATAAGATAATTGTCTTAAAACTCCTTGCGCTACTTGATTAACCGCTTCGTCTGCATAACCTACACCCTCAATTATATCTCCCTCAAAATATAAGCCGTAATCATCTTCCTGTAATATTGTCGGTCTGCATAACGGCTCTGTCTGTCTGTGTTGGTTCAAAACCAAAATAGGATTGCCACTCGCACTCCCTACACCTCTAGCGTTCAAACTATTCAAAGTTGCACCTTTCAATACAATCTCATTATAGTCATTCTTGCTTCCCCAAACAATAGCATACCCTTTTACCTTTCTGTCAGCAGTTATCTCTAACTTTGCTCTCTCTGCATCAAGACCAAGTGAAACTGGATTTTTAAACAAATCCCTTTGTGCCTTAAATTCTAATATTTTATTTTCCATTGTATCTCTGTTGAATTGTTAAATACGCCTCTGTCATATCAATACCATTTGCTCTTAATTTGTCTAAGTTGTCAATTAACAACCCATCAGCTTCAAACCCAGCCTTTTTATCCTCTTGCAACGCCTCAATACCACTAAAGTTAGGAACAAAAGACCAATTGTCTGGCAAGTAATAAATTTTGTTCAATGAATTGGCTACATCATAAGCTGTACCCTTAACTACATTTTGCCAAAAACTTTTCTCTGCAATCATTTGATTACTAAAAGTAGCATTGTCCTTTTTAGGTATCAGCTCTTTATTAACCCCAAACACCCCAGCAATCTTAATAGCGTTCTCTAATGTTTCATCAAATGGCTCTAACTCCTTAATCGTACCTAAAGTTTTAATGAACTGCAAAGGTACACTCGACATTCCGATAAAGTTCTTATCTCCTGTCAACCCATTTCGGTCTTGCAAATCCTTAAGCATCGTATCTCTAGTAATCGGATCAATCGCCTCTTGCAGACTAGCACCACCACCACCAACTGGAGCTTTAGCCAAAATACCAGCATTACCATTCTTAGCATACACATTATACCTCGCTTGATAAACTGCCAAAATATTATTAATGTTTTTCTCACAAGCAAACAATGGACTTTTACCAGTACCAGTTTGAGTTATCCCCAACACCGTGTTATGTAACACATATCTCGGTTGTAACTTATGCTCGTAAAAAAAGAAAGTCTTGTAATAATCTACCAAATCCCCAATGGTTTTCATTAAAAATGGATTCGATATTTGCTTCTTTAAAATTGGAGTTGTTAAATTAGGTCGCAACACCCAAATATTACTAATGTTGTCATAAGTAGGATTAACAATGCTTTCAGCAGTCTTAGTGTAAACATAACTATTCCCATCAGCCAACTTGCTAAATACATCCTGATAAATTATATCCGAGAATTTCTCCAAAGGATTAGGACTGTCAATAATTCTCTTTAAATTACCAGTTGGTACAATTATCTCTTTTGTAGTAGTATCAATTATATCATATTTGATATTAGCCGCCCTTTCAGCTATCGCATCAATAGGTATAAATATCTCGGCAATAGTATTCGCCAATTCATAAGCTCGGCTCTGATCAAACTTAATTAATCTATCGCCATTAGCATTTTGCAAATACTGATTGAAATAGCTTAACCAAGCTGCATCATTCTGAACTTCCGCAAATCCTTGCGGAGAATTACGCTTTTTACCAAATAAAGACCACGCCATTAATAGTTAATTTTGCAACAAATATATAAAATATTTTAACCAAATAACAAATTCTTATATTTTATCTTTAAAATGTTTGCGGCACTTGCTAAACTGTCAATAGCATCTTTTTTATGCGTATTGCTACTCTCCCTATCATAACCCGTAACGTGGTTGATAAATCTCGAATATTCTTGATCCTCCTTATACCTCTCGTCAAAAACAAAATGATTTCGTATAAACTCACTATTGCTCAATATCCTAGCCTCCTTTGGAATTGTAACAGTAAACGGCTTTACCTTTGTCGTATTGCTCAAATCCCTCTTTAACAACATAAAAGCTGCTGCTCCTATACCGTTAACTTCTAAGAACACCTCCTCAATAAAATGCTCCCTAGTTTTATCAATCATCCTATCATTAACAACCTCAATACCCTCCTTACTGTGAACAACCGCCTTTACAAAACATAATAGCTTTCCCTCAATTATCGCAACGTGCATAAATGGTATCGAATAATAATCTCCACCTACATTGGCAGGATCTCCAACGGCAAACTTCCAAACTATACTCTCAAATGGAATATTAGCCAAATTCCAAAACTTTAAACTCTGTAACGGCAATAACTTCCCTTTTAAGTCTTGTGGGTTCTGCTGGTACTGCGTTTCAAATACATTCTCGTCAATTTGCCGAATATTGTTCAATTCAGCCAAAGTCTGCTTAAATTCCCACAATGCGTGTTCATTCCCAAACTCATCAACAGTAATGCAAGGAATATCTATAAATTCCCACCTATCCTCCTCCGTTTCCTTTAAATACCCTATCAAATCGTTAGAGTGCAATCTTTGACCAATAACTATAATAGGCGTATCTCTACTGTTAGTCCTAGACCTTATCGTGTTCTCAAACCTTTCATTAACCCTCTGCCTTTTCAAATCACTCAACGCATCGTCAGGCTTTAACGCATCATCAATAATAATCGCACCCGCAAAACTATTCTTCTTCTCATCAGGCATCGCACCCAAAATATCCCTATCAACCTCTCCAGCCCCAAATCCTGTTATCTGCCCTCCAGTAGCAGTAGCGTAAACACCACCACCAGCAGTAGTAGCCCACTTACTTTTACTAGCACTACTCTTACTCAACTGAACATAAGGGAAAATACCACTATAATCCTCACTATCAATGAAATCCCTTACACTCTCACTATTGTCCTCCGCTAAACTTCCACTATAACTCAAATGAATAAATTTACTACTCGGGTTATGTGCCAACCCCAATGCAATAAAATTCTTAACAGCCAATTCAGTCTTACCATATCTCGGAGCAATACTTATACAAACCCTTTTTAACTCTCCACGCAATATCCTATCCATAGCCTTGCAAATAATCTCGTGATGACTATTTACAACAAAACTCCTATTAAACCGCTTCTGAAAGAAATACTTGGTAAATGCCAAACTATCTCCCATTAACCTAGCTTGTAATATCTGTAAAGGACTTAATCCATCTAACATAAAAAAATATTTGGTGTAAATTTATAAAAAAAATTTTTAAAAAGACCAATTTACTCAATAGGAATATCCCCTTACTATTATTAGTAAAGTTAAAGTGCAAATGTAAATATAAAATATTTAATAATACTAACTTTATTATAGAAAATATCTATTGTGTTGGAATTTATCATAAAAAAAAGATATAGCTGAAAATTGCTAAAAATTATTTTGGTGTTTATATCCTTCCCCACCTTCCGCTTTCAAAAGTTCAACGTCCTAACTGCCTCCCGTTCCAGGTTGCTCCCGTTCCAGGTTGCTCCCGCTCTCGGTGTTGCAGCGTTAACGGTTGCACCTCCAGCGGTTGCACCTCCAACGGTGGAACTACTCCGCTTCGGGTGTTATGTCTATCGTATTGGTGTCGAGCTGCTTTAAGATGTCGTTTACTTGGTCGATACTTAGCGGTGCGGTGTGTTTAATGTCCGCGTCTATCTGGATGCGGTCGCCGTATTTCTTCGGTGCTAACTTAGACAATAACCACTTTTCCGCGTCAATTATAAGGCGGTCGCGCTGCACTGCTACGGGGTTCGGTCTTGCGTGTCCGTTCTGGTCAATATACATATCTCGATCCCGCTTGTTTGCTAACTTAATGATGCGTTCCGCTTTCAAGTCGTTGCGCTGGTCGATTGCTCTCGCGTATAATTCGATGAGTCTGTTGTCTTTCTCGATATAGTCAAGGAACGTTGTCTGATTCATCCCAACTTCTTTAGCTGCTTTCACCATTGGTAGTCCTTTGTTACCTATCAACTCTATTATGTTGAGTACTTGGTTTTGTTGCGTCTGGAGGTGTTCCGGCGTTCCTCTCCTTTCGGGTTCTTTTGTGAGTGTTGATCCAGCTGAGGTTATTTGTATTGGTTTTTTCTTTGCCATAACTTTTACTTATTAGTTTGTACAAATGTATAAATAAAATCTATTTACTACTAAATTATGTTAAAGTTATGTTAAAAGCAAATATTATTATTAATATA